GACGGATTGTATCGGCTATATCTTTATAATATTTATTATTAGTAAGTATTTCACTCATTAATAATTCACCTCGTCTCCATTTAATGATTGTATATAATCATATACTGCTTTTGCACTTGGATATTGTGTATTTGTACTTGTATTATCTATTGATGTTACTTTGTTTGTTTTATCTTCTTTTCCACTTATGTCTTGATGTTCTTGTATAGCTGTATCTGCTTTATTTAAACTTGTTTGTACTGTACTTGCTAAATCTGTTTTAGGTATTCCACCGTTTGGTTTATCATATTTATTGTTCCAAGTTTGTTTTTCACTTGTTGTTACAAATTTATTTCCACTGTTTGTGTCATCTACTAAATCACTTGCTAATTTATTTGAACTTGTTATTTCAGTCTGTAATCCTGCTACTAAATCTGCTACACTAAAATCTACTTCACTTCCATTTTCAAGTGTTAATATTACTTTCTTTGTTGTATTATCATATCTTCCACTTACTACTACACTTTCTAGCGGTAAATCTATTGTATCTGTACTTATTACTGTTCCATCTTGGTTTTTTAGTTTTAATGTTACTACATAAGTTGTATCATTTATTTCTAAATCTATTAAACTGCCTGTGTTTGTTTTTAATGTGTAATTAGTTAAGTTATTTACATCTTTTGTTATAAAATTACTTACATCTGGTATATCTTCTATATCTGCTTTTTCATCTAATAAAGTATCTGCTTCAGATTTAGTATATACTTCATTAAGTATATCTCCTTCTATTTCTTCTATATCTTGTTCTGTAAAATAATCTATTCCTTTTTGTGGAGTGTATCCATCTTGTCCATCTGCACCTTTAGGACCTGTTGCTCCAGTATCACCTTTATTTCCTTTTTCACCATCTAATATTTCAACTATTTTTTCAGTACCATCTTTTTTTGTAACGCTTACTGTTGATGTATTACCAACTTTTTCAACATCTATATCAATGTTGTCTACTTCTTGAATGGACTCATCAATTTCATTTAATTTTGCGTTTGCTATATCTATCCATTCTGGATATTCCTCTGGTATAGTTGTTTCTGCATTAATTGACTCTTCAACTTTTAAATAAAATTTATTAGATTTCCATACTGGTATATCAGTTATACTTGTTCCTTCTGTTATTCTAACTTGCATTATTATTGTTGTTGGGTTAGTTAATAAACTTGACAATATTGGTAAATAATAACTTTCATTTTCTTTTTGCATTGTTAGATAATACTTTTCATTATCTCTTTGTATTTCTAATATTGCATTCCCATTTACAAATTCATCACTAAATTTTACAATTATATTGCCTTGTAAATTTTCACCATTTAATCCTAATCTTGATGTTGGTAAATCTACACGGCTTGTTTTTGAATTTGCTGTAATTATAATATCTTTTCTCATCAAATCATATCCTTTCTATTACATATTAATTATAACATATAATAAAAAAACTGCCAAATAGTTATTTAACTATCCAGCAGTGTTGTGGTACTCCTCTATAAACATTATATCACAATTTTATGATATTTTCCATATATATTCGATTTTTTTATCAGTACAATCCCACGTGTCTATTATATAGCCATTAACACACGCTGTTATATGGTTGTCAGTAGTTATTAAATACTTCCCAATAGGATGATTTTCTGCAAATTCTCCTATATAAGTTTCAATATAAGGTATTCTTTTAAATTTATTATCTAAAAAATTTCTTACAAAAATAGCACTATCCATCATATATCCTTGTTCCATTGCACTTTTGCATAATTCTTTATATGCATCTTTCCACGTTACATCCATTACTATTGAATATGACCTCGGAAAGCAGTCATCGATAAAATTATTATGGGTATTAGCATTATAAAAATAATATTTCATATTATTTTGTTCTCTTTCTTCTGTTATTAGATTGGACTTTCATATCTACCCACCTACAATTATTAGGCTCATAATCACCATTATTATTAATTCTATCAATAGTACAAGTTTTATATTTTGCATTCGGGTTATATCCGTTTTTTATTGCCCAATTGTAAAAAGAAATAAAGTTGTTTCTCCACTCATCACAAACTTTTATGCCACGAGCGCCGTAATTTTTGTATGCTATATTATTTGAATTATAACATCTTTGCTTCATAGAACACCATACTTTATAAAGTTTTGTATTTCTTTTATGATGCTTTGTGGCTATTTTTGAAATGCTTTCTTTAACTAAACAACCACAACTTCGTGTTTTTCCACTTATTAGTCTATACCCATTTGTAATTTTTTCTTTTCCACAATCACATTTACATAACCACATTGTTCTATTTTTATTATTATTTTCTACCCTTCTTATAACTAATAATCTTCCAAATTTTTTACCTAATAAATTATTTGCTTTACTCATATAATACCTCCCTAATAAGTATTGAAGGAAACAATTAGGGTGCTTCCTTCTTATAAATTATAACACATTTTTATAATATTCATATATTATAACTGAGCTATTCTTTGAGCGGTTTCTCTTATCATTTGCACTTCTTCTTCAGATTGGGCTTCTTCTTTTAACATATGAGCAAAATCTTCCATGCTTTCAAGCATGTATTTAAGACTTCTTTTTGTATCTTCATTTGCTCCATATCTTTCTTTTCCTGCTTCGTATCTTCCGTAGTTTTCGTGCATTCTTTCAAGATGATCTTCACCTCTGTACTTTGCGTCATATCCTCTTCTTCCATACGACCCACGTCCATAATTATCACCATAGTTATCACGTCCATAGCTATCATATCCAGCACTACGTCCACCATAATTACCATAGTTTCCATAATTTCCGTATCTCATATTTTTTACCTCCTCTGCGTCTTTATAAATATCAACTAACTTGTCAAGATATTCTAAATTAGTTGTTTGGATACCATCATCCAATATTTTTTTAATTGTTTTTTTAGTTTCATCAATTATTCTTTCTTCCATAACTACCTCCTTTCTTCAAGAAGCTGTATTATTTTTTCATTTTGTTTTATTATTTTCTGTAAATAATTATTATCTTGATTTTGCAACTCTTGCATTAAATCCGTATTATTAAAATCTTGAAATAAGATTTGTAAACTTAAAACTTGTAACACTAAAGATAAATTATCTACTATATTATTTTGCACTAATATATCTTTCTTATGATTAAATTAGAGTTTTTTACTGTAGGTGGTACAGTTGTTATTGGTGTTTCTGTTACACCACTTACAGCAGGAACTGAACCAACTGTTAGTGTTACATTTTCTCGAGGACATAATCTTATTAATTTTGTAAATGAAACATTTTGATATTCATCTGGTGTTACAACTTCGTTAACACTTGCACCTACAACTGGTGTTCCGTTTTCTTTTAAAGCAATCTCAACACTTCCAGCTGTTGCACCTGTTACGTTTGCGTTAAATGTTACTTCATATACTGATGGTTGACTACAATTACCATTTCCAAGTATTGTATATTGTGATGTACCCTCTGTATGATTTAACCACCCACTACAAGTAGCACTTCTAGTTCTTAATTCATCATTAGAAAATGTTATATCACTTGTATTTGTTGGCAATATTAATGGAAGTTCTTGAACTGATTGAATCATTATATCTTCTCCTTTCTTAAATAAAAAAGAATAGAACTATGCCTATTCTTTGTTAGCAAGTTCTCATTATCGAGTTTGTAGTATTCTACTTTATGCTATTAAATAAATTGACTTGTAGTATTTAAACCACATCCGCAACCATTGTTGCAAGTGAATATAGGTGTTCTACCATATACTGGTGTACTTGGTACTGGACAGTTGCTTAATCTGTTGTAAAGTGCATCAACTTCATCAGCAAATCCTTTTGATATAAAGGCATTTTGTGCTGTTTGGCTAGCTTGCATATTTGCAAATTGTAATTGACTTCTTAATTGGTCGTTTTCACGCTTAAATCCGTCTAATTCTAATTGACATAACTTATCAAGGATAGCCTGTGTATTTGATGTAGCATTAGTGATAATATCTCTAGTATTATTAGCATCAGCAAATCTTGTAGCATTACCTTCGTTTTGAATAATGTTTTGAGTTTGACAGTTAGCAAGCCTATTTTCACAACAACAATCATCAAATCTACTTCCTAGATTATTAAATCCTTGAAGTGTAGCAATTTGTGAGTTGAATGCTTGTTGCATATTAGCAATTTGTCTTGAATTATTTGCTATCTCAGCATTACTAAATCCATTGTTTACAGCAGATACAACATCAGCGGTACTGTTACATAACTGATTAGATAAACCATAAACACCATCACGAACTCCCTCAATTTGATTGCTTAAATGTAAAGTATCAAATCCATTATTAGTATTGTTCATAATTTCTTTTTGTCCGTTAGATAGCCAAGCATAGCCATTGTCAAAACTATTACCACCAAATCCAAAGCCACCATTACCCCAACCTCCGTTTCCGAAGATCATGGCGAAAAGTAAAATTGCCCAAATTCCTTCTGAGCCTAAGAAACCACCATTTCCATATCCACCATTGTTTCCATAAAATACTGGATAAGCAGTAGCTCCATTTGTAGTAGCTAATTCAACTGTTGGTTGTATACTTCCATTCATTTGTTTTCACCTCACTTTCCTTTTGTTTTTAAATCTCTTTACCTAATATTCAATATGTGATATAATGAATATGACGAGATAAGCAGAAAGATTTATACAAGCAGTAGAGATAGTTTATCTCGTCAATAAATAACTCTACTGCTTATATAAGTCTTTTTGTTTTCTCTAGAAAGGAGATATTATGCAAGAAATATGGAAAGATATAAAAGGATATGAGGGATTATATCAAGTATCAAATTTAGGGAATGTCAAGGTTTTAGATAGAAAAATCAAAAGCAACTATAATTATTTTATTCGTAAAGGAAGAATATTAAAATTATGTATAGGTAAAAAAGATGGTTACGTTTATGTTTGCTTAACAAAAAATAACAAAGGCAAAACTGTAAAAGTGCATAGGCTTGTAGCACAAGCATTTATACCAAATCCTAATAATCTACCTCAAATTAATCATAAAGACGAAGATAAAACAAATAATAATGTTGACAATTTGGAATGGTGTACTTCTTTATATAATAATAATTATGGTACTCGAAACACCAAATTATATAACAAAACATCCTTTAGAAAAGGTCATAAACCAAAATCTTGTAAAAAAGTAGCAAAGTATTCTCTTGATGGTACATTGCTAGATATTTATTTTTCAATACGCGAAGCAGGAAGAATAAATAATTTTTCTGCTTCAAGTATTTATAGATGTTGTGAAAATAAAGCAAAGTGTAGAAATTATATATGGAAATATGCTGAAAAATAGCATATTTTTATTTTTGATTATTCATACTTTGCATAAACATATTCCATTGCTTTTTTTGTTGTGGGCTAAACCCATTTATTGTTTCATTTAATAAAGTATTAGGGTCTTCATTATTTTGTTTTGCTTCTCGATACCTTTTGAACATTTGTGGATTTGCCCTCTTTAATTGTTGCTCCAACTGGCTTGTCATCTGTTGTGGTATTTGTTGCATTTTGTTCTGCATCATCATTTGAAATGTTTGTATTAATTGATTCATTTCTAATCATTCCTTTCAATTCTTCAATTTGAGCCTCTAAATATTGTATTTTTATATCTTTGCTATCCAAAGGCACAATTTCTTTCATCTCATAACTCTTTATTTCACCCTTAGCATTTTTTATCCATAAGACACTCATATCATTACTAAAAAAAGGTGTGTCCATAGTTATAACGCTTTTTTGTACTTCGTCAATAGAATTTGCAAATCTCATTCCATTTTGATTATTTGGTGCTAATTGAAATGTTTGATTTATTGCTGGTTGTTGTGATTGGTTATTCTGAGGTATTTGTGTCTTTAATCTTTCCAATTCTGCTATTTGATTATTAATTCTATCAATATTTGCTTGAGGATTGTAAGTATTAAAATATGGTGAATTATACATTCTTATCATCTCCGTATTTATTATATTCATCTAAATAATTTACTTTATTATTATCATTTTTTGTTCCTATTAATGCTAATAACATTATTACCCATATACTATCCATTTTTACCTCACATTTGCAAAACTATTCGTGTCAATAAACATTTTCATTAACTCTTTTCTTTTTTCTTCATCTTCTTCTTTTGTTTCCTCATATTTTATATCCGACAATTTTTCTTTTAACATTGCCACATCTGATGGTGTTAATTCTTCCTTTTCTAATATTCTTTCAATATTCTTTTCTAATTTTTCAATAATTTTTTCTTTCATATTTTCATCTCCTAACAAAAAAGGCATGATAAACTTAGTACTTTTCTAATTGCGTTTTAAACAATCATTGTAAGTGTTTATCCCTGCCTTTCTGATTTAATTTTAGAATAAAAAAAAGAATTGCTCGTATCACAATTCTTTCATATTACTTTCATTATTTTCTTTTTCAATAATTTTATTCTTCTGTTTACTGTGCTTTCACTCATGTTCATTTTCATAGCTATTTGAATTATAGTATAATCTTTTATTTTTAACTCAAATATTTCTTTTAATTCATTACTTAGCATTGCTTTTTTGCATATTTCATCAAACTCTTCTTTTGTAAACTCAAACATTATTTCCTTTTACCACGTTTAGAAGTAAAAGCTCCGCATAGTGGGCAGTGTTTAGGCTTAGTTCTTGATTTTAAATAAGTTGTTTTTCTAGTTTGTTTTATCTTTTGTGCCATTTATTATATCTCCATTATTTCCAATAAAATTATTATTTTCTGCATCACTTTGTTCTACTTCTGTAGTTGTTTCAATTGTTCCTAAATCGTTTAATAAATAGATCACATAGCCTAGTAATGAAATAAAAGCAATAAAAGTTATAATCCATACTATAAATAATCTTTTGTTTTGTACCTTTAATATATGCAAAAATTCTTTAGCTTTCATAATTCCCCCCTACTTTAAAATATCTGTTTTAATTATCTTCCAATCTTCTATTTTTCGTTGCAATGTATGACAATAATCGTTGCCTCCTAACTGTTCATACATTTTTAATGAATTTAGCCAATTCTTTAAAATGTAATCAGGTATTTCTTGCATACTTTCATATACAAAATAAGTATTCGTTAAATTACTTTGAAGCATTGTCATTAATGCTTCTTTTAATATTTCTCCTTCTTTGTTTTTCTCATTTAATTTGTTTTTATAATTTTTTATAACACTTATACAATAACCTAAAATACTACTAACAACAAATGTGATTATTGTGCTTATTATTGTTTGAATCATATCACATCGTAACCTTTCTAGCTTCTTTTTAGATTATAACATAATACACTATTTTTGGCAAACGGTTAACATTTTTTTAACTTTCATTAATTCTTTTTCTATTTCATCTGTTATATCATTAATTTCATTATAAACTTTTTTTGCTTTTCTTAATCTTCTAATCAGAAACAACATATTTAATCCTCCTTTTTATCTTACTTCTTTTGCTATTTCTTGAACTAATATATCAATGTTATCTTCTATGTATTGTTTTATTAATTCATCATCAATTATTATGCCTTTATCTTGCTTTAACACTTCTATCATTTCTATTATTTCTTTCATAATTCCCTCCTTGTATTATTATTATAATACATTTTTATTATTTTGTAAATAGAAAAACTAGATTTTTTTATCTAGTTTATTATTTTTGTATATTCTACAAAGGCACACACTGCATCTGCAGTATAAACACTATTATTTGAAACAAATATTTTGTAAGTATTTCCTGTTTTTTTAATATAAAAACCATAATTGCCATCAGAATTATTAGCTAGTTTCATCCATTGACCAGTTGCAGTATTTTTTAACATTACATTTGCATTTATTATATTATCTATAGTTTCTAAACCTGTATCTACTCCTAATCCACTCCATTGAGTAAAATAAAATGCTTTTCTATAAATTGGCTTGTTATCTACCCAAATTTTATTTGTTGTAGTTTCATCAGTTGAATAAGTTTCAATATAATCAGCACCATTTTCAAATAAATATTCAACACCATCTTCAATATTTTGTAACCTACTTGCCGTGATAGGTGTTGTTGTATCTGACAAGTCTTTCCATACTGTTTTTGTATATTCCATATTTTACCTCCTTTTAATCTGTTGTTTTTGTGTAATAAATTGTTGTTTTTATTTTAAACGATGAATAAGAACTAGCGATTCTATATTGAATTATTGCAGGATAATCACTTGATATATTATTTGTTCTAAAAAATATTCTAAAATAATCATCTTGTCCAATGTAGTATGGTGCTTCATAATCATTGTTATATTGTCCTTTTCTATAACAAACTGAAGAATAATAATATATTTCTTTTATGTTTAAATTAGATATATCTGACGAACTTACGCCATTACTTACATTTTCTATTATTATTTTTCTGTAAATAGGTTCATTATTATCTGTTGCCCCTATTTTTATTTCTCTTGTGGAATATTCAAAAACATTTTCTCCTGATATTTGAAATAAACCACCATTATTTTGATTGTATTTTCCCATTATTCCAACACCATTTTTATGAAGTGCTATATTTGGAATACCAGAACCTAAATTAGCTGTAAATGTTACACTTGATAATTCATCTGATATTACAACTTCTATATTATATGAATGTTCTACATCAAATCCAGTATTTGTATCACCTTGTATTAATCCATTAAATGAATAATTACCATTATTGTCAACTGTTAATGTAATATTATTATAACTAGACCATGCACTGCTATCAGTTATTTTATATCTATATTTTGCTTCTTGTATTGAATTTATTACATCACCAAAATCTACCAAATCTGCTTTTCCATTTAATGTTAATGTTGTTTGTTCTGACGAACCATTCTGTCTTGTAACAGTTATATTTCCTTTTGTTAAAGGATTATATGCAATTGTTTGATTAGCATTTTTTGTTACTAATGTTGAATTATTACGACTGTCAATTGCATAAACATTAAATACTCCTGATTTTACATTTTCAATTGTGTTGTAAGTTAAACTATCTGTGCTATAAGGAACATCCCTTTGATCATCACTACATGTAAAACTATATTTAACCATAGCTGCACTTTTTTGAGCTTCTGCTATAAATTCTACAGGTATTGTTGCTTTTACATTTGAATAGCCTTGTATTATATTTTGATTGTTACCTGTTAAAGCTAGTGTTACCGTGTTTGTATCTTCAAATATAAAATTATTAAATATTGGGTTAGCATTTACTATTGTCAATGTTTTATCAACATATGATGCGTTAGTAGAACCACCTATTGTTGAATATAATCCTAGTCTACAAATTGCACTATTTGTATTAGGCATTTTAGCTCTTATTTGTTCTCTTTCTGATTGAGTTAATTCCCATGTATAAGTTCCACTTGCACCACTTAATTGTCTTTCACATAAGTGTTCCCCTACAGGACTAACTTCAATCCAACAACTCATACTTGAATTTGCTGGATTAGAATAACTAAACCAAAATGAACCCTCATCTGTTAATGTTGCTGGAGCGTTTGTTATTGTTGCAAATCTTGCAATATTTCCAGCGTATATATTGCCTCCAGTTGCACCTGACATATGCCAAGAACTAGCACTTATTCCTACATATCTTCCTGGATAAGTTCCATCATTATTATGTCCTACTACTATATCTTTAGTACCTAATAAATGTGCTCCTGGACCGAATGTATAATTTGCACTATAAATATAAGTGCCATCTAAATAAAATCCCCCACTTGTAGCCGAGCTTACTTGAGTGCCTCCTCCATAATAGAAATAACCATATAATCTAAATACAGTATAATTACCACTTGTATTTTGCTCTATTACTTGATATGTACATATATAAGCTGTGTTATAACTTCCGCCAATTCTTGCAAATTCTGTTCCTATCATTTAATCACATCCTTGTTATCCATGTTTGGTCACCTACTTCTTGCCATAATGTTTTTACTATTTGTGCTTCATCTCCTACAATTATTTCTTTTGTACTTAATCCTTTATCTGTAAAGTAAGCAATTACATTTCCAGTTAAAGTTAAAATTCTTATACCATCTGCATTTGCTTTAAATATTGTTTCCATATTTGTCGATGTTATTGTTATACCTTTTGAAATATTAACTGTGTCTGTTGTTGTTTCATTTTCATTTTGTGAATAAGCTAGTTTTACATTACCTTTATTACACATTAAATCATATATTTTTAAACCGTCATCAATACTACATGTAAATTCAATTCTTATATTTTTTGAGCTTACAACTAATGGCTGTGTAATATAATTGCCGTTAGCATCTTGTTCTCCTGTGTAAAATTGTTTTACTGATAAACTGTCTAAATTGTATTCAACATCATTAATTTTTACTTTTGCTGTTGCAAGTGGATTCAATAATTGATAATAAAAACTTATTGAATAATTGCCGTTTGGTACTGGTTGTTCTTGAATAAAAGAACCTTTTTGTATTAATATAGCACTATTATTCATTGCATTATCATCACTTATTTTTTTTGCATATCCTTTCCAATATTCATATACTGCCATTGCTCCGGTAAATGTATTTGATGATGGATATGTTTCAGAACTTGGAAATGTATATGTATTTATATCTTTTGTTTCTTCAAACCATAAACCTGTATTTCTGAATATATTATTTCCACCTGCTTCACTAAAAGTATTTGTTACTCCAGTTTCAGCGTCAACTAACATTTGATTAGTTTGTTCTATTGTGTAATAATTTGTAAAATTTTCAGTCATTTGCTGATAATTACTTTCAACTGTTTGCCCTATTTCTCTAACTTGATTTGATATTATTGTTACTTGACCACTTGCTTGATTTGCTATTACTTCGGCACGTCTTATCTTTTCTTCTGTATCAGCAACCACATAATCAACGGTTGAATCAGCAATACTTGGAGCTGATAAAGTAATATTTTCGTAATCAGTATCAATTTTTAAAACTATACTATCAATCAATTGCCCTGCTTTATTTCTAAACTTTATTCTATCTCCACGCTGTAAATATGGCTTAAATGCAAATTTACTTTCAAAAGAACTATACCCTAATCCTTTTACTTGATCTAATATATTTCCTACTAATTCCTGCCTTTTTTCCATTGTATAAGCAAATGGATTATCATTAATAATTAAATAATGTTCCCCATATAATTCAATTCCTTCTTCCCATCTTGCCTGTACCTGTACTCCTTGCACTTGACTCATACCAAGTTCAACAATTGTTATAGCATGAGTATCACGTTTGTCATCTAACTCTGTATAATCTTCTATAATTTCGTTAGTGTTTTCTGATGTAAATATTTTTAACTTATCATCACTATCAATTATAGCAAACATTCCATTGATTCCTGCTATTGCACTTATTACATCACCATAAACTTCACTGTTAACAAATTGATTGCTGTCAACAATAAAATCTTTATTTGGTAGTGTCTGGCTTTTATTTGATAATTGAATATTTACATTTGCAAGTATTTCATCAAGTACATCTTGCATTGTTATTTCACCACTATCATAGTCAAGTGATGTTTCATAAGGTGTTGCAAATTTTAATCCATAATCCATAGCTGTTACTTTTACAACTTCGTTTGTATCACTATCTTCAACTTCTGTAGTAATAAATGTTCCTATTTTAAATGCTTCATTATTTACTTGTTTATAATATTCAAATTCTTTTTCTTTATAATCAATATCATTTTCCGTTTCAAATGTTAATGATTTTAAATTAAATGTACCTATAAAATTCTTATCATTAAATGCTGTTGCAGACAACTTTCCACGAATTTCAATTTTTATATTTGCATTGCAAATTAATTCCATTTCAGTTTGAATATTGCTTGATATAATAGTATCTTCACCATATACAGATAAACTCCCTGACTTCGATATTTCAATTTGCTGTGGAGATTGCAATTTATAATAAACAGTTGCCCCGTTGTCTAACCCGCCAGTCGTTGATATATAATCACCAGTTATTGTTTCACCATTATAGCTATTTATTTTGCCTGTGTATTTATATAATTTATTATCTTTAATATAATCATATCCTGTCAATTCATTATTACCTAAATTATATGTTATTTGGCTTGATTGATTGCCTTTAGTCGATGTTATAATTACATTCCCTTGAACTGTTTCAATGTTCTGAGGATTATCAACGTTTGGTACTGCAACGCCTCCAGTATATGGCTCATATACAAAGTTATCTTGTGTAATTGTTGTGTCGGCTAAAATGCTTAATCTAAATTTTATTGAAAATGTGTTACCTGCTGGTATTTCTACTAAAGTTGCTAGAGAATAAAAACTTGAACTGGCATCACTTCTTGATGTTAAGATATCAAATTTTACATCTCCATTCGATAAAACGTTACTAGAATATAAAAACTCAGGAAACTGTGAGGCAGTATATCCATAGTTTACATATAATTCACCGTTCCCAGAAATGCTCTCTATTTCTGTAACAATTAAATAATTTTGATCTGGTTGAACTAAATTACTTTTTCTCATTATACAATTTACAGTACGTTCAGAATTGCCACTATTATTATAATTTATTGTAATCCAATTATCAGAATCAACCGACACTTCACTATCAACTCTAGCACGACTATTAACATTATATAATTGGCTTCCTGAATATTGTGTTTGCTTAAAATATCCTTTTATTTTTACATCATTAATGTCATTAATATTGTCTGATAAGTTTATAGTCGTACCTGATAATGTTTGATTATTATCAGGCACTCTTATATATTCTTTATATCTTAGCGAACTACTTTCACAATCGCTTTTACATTGATTGCTTACTGCTATCATTCTATATCACTGCTCTTTTCTAATATAATCGTTAAATCGTCAAGTTCATAATTAGTTGTACTTATCATTTTATTTACCGTTAAATTAGGCTTTTCTACAAGAAAATTAGCTGTTTTATAACCATTATCATTAAAACTAAAATATGTGAAAGGCCCATCTGTTAAATTATCTAAATAATCAGCTAAATCAGAATTATCAAGACCTCCTAAATTTAATGTTATTACACAATCTTCATAGTCAGTTAATATTTTTTTTCTTTTACCATTTGCAAACTGTGTCCTACTTATTTCATTTTTACCCTCAATGATATTATATCCACTTTCTAATATCTTGCTAAATTCAAAATTACCTTTTTTAATTAGATACACTATAAGCACCTCCAAACTGTGTTTGTAAATTCTTTCTTGCAGTTACTTTCTTTTGGTTTTCATATACTACATCACCATCAAGTAATAATTTATTTTCATTTACTACAGTTGTTGTTCCTGTTGCTGTTAAAATTTGATTTACTGTTCCACTTGTTCCACTAAATGCCATTTTACCAGTTTGAACGTTTACTGCATCTGCCATTCTATTAACTATATCATTACTAAAATCATCAATATTATTTAATACATCATTTTTTTCATTATTAATACCAACATTTAAACCCTCAAGTAACCATTCTCCATATTGTTTAGATGCTTTTGATGGTGAATTTTCTTTTAAGCCTCTTCTTAATGCACCTAATACACTACCTGCAAACCCAGTAACTGCTATCAAAATATTGTTTTGTTTTACTACATCTGTCAATCCACCTAATAAACCATCAAGTAACCATCCACCAGCCTCTGTTGCCTTTCCTTTTTGGTTACCCATGCTTGTAGCTGCTTTTTCTCCAATTTTACCAGCTTCATATTCTGCAATTGGTCCTTTATCTTTCATCCCTTGTATAGAATTTTCTATGTTTTCACCTGAAGCATTTTTAAAATCTTTGTTTTTATCTTTTATATTTTTAACTCTTTTTCCTAATTCTTCTTTTGTTAATATACCTACTTCGTTTTCTTTTGTCTCTGTTATTTTATACGTTTCATTATAGCGTTTTTCTAATTCATCTAAATGATCTTTGGTTGCTTTAATATCGTCATCAAATATATTTGTATTATATTTTTTCTTTAACTCTTCCAAAATTGATAAATCTGTTCTTGTTTGCTCAATTTGCTTTTCAGAAGCTTCTTTTTGTGCTTGCGCGTCACCTTCTAATGTATTTTGATAATCATAATGTATTGCTGTTATTTTGTCATAATTTCCAGCTTCATAATCAACTTGCATTGCCTGATATTCAGCTATTGATGAATAGTAACCTTTTACAGTATTTTGTAAATTATTATAATTTTCTGTTGTTGCTTCAACTCTTTCTTTTTGTGCTTTAATTTGTTTTTGATATTCTTGCCTTACTGGTCCTAAAAATTTTAAAACCGATTTGCTATAATTTTCTTCGGCTTGTGAAAGGACTTTTTCCTGTTTAGTTTTTTCATCTTCTGCTTTAGATAATTCATCTATTGCTTTTGTTCTTTTTTTAATTGCTTCTTCATATAAATCTTTTTGAGCTGACATTACAGCTTCAACTTTCATCATTTTTATATGTTCATCAATACTTTTAACTATTTCCTGATAACTTGCCACTAAATTATCATTTATTTTTATTTCTGTTCCTAATGCTTCATTTAATGTTGTTGCTATAAATTGTGCTCTTGCTTCATATCCTTCTTTTATTTTACCATTTTCATCAGTTATATTTTTTAACTCATTTGCTAAATTTTCATAATAACTTATTTCTGATAAATCGTTATTTATATTTTCATCTCTTGTTTTTTTAGCCTCTTTATAACTATTTACATATTCATTTATACTATCAGTTGATCTTTTTACTTCATCATCTAATTTTCTAATGCCCTCGGTTTGTGAATGATAGAAAGCCAATCCAGCCGCTGTTAAAGCCGCAATCCCTGCAACTATTATTCCAACTGGGTTAGCGTTTGTCGCAATATTTAAAGCCACCATTGCGTCTTTAGCTGTATTAATTGCTGGTATTAATTGTATAAATGCACTTACCATTTTTACTACAGACGCAACCATATTAATTCCTTCAATTGCTAATAATGTTGTTTTATACGCAATAAAAGCTGTTACCACTGCTAAAATAACAGGTTGCAACTTTTTCATTACATTAAATAAACCACTGACAAAGTCTATAACTTTAGGCATGTACCTTGATATTTCTTTAAATAATCCTTCAACTTTTTTTCCAACTTCTGTTATAATTTGACTAATTCCACCAAAACCTTTTTTCTTTAAAATTTTATCAAATGAATCTATCATTGTAGCAACGCCACGAACTATTGCAGTTTTCATATTTGTTATTGATGTTTGAATTCCACCTGTTGCGTTTCTCGCTTGTTCTTTTAATGATTTAAACCCTTTTACACCTTTTTTATCCATTTGAACTATAGTTTCAATAAACTTGTCCATTGTTTCAGATGTATTATCTCCTTGCCTCATCATTTCACCAAGTTCATCAACAGTTAATCCCATTGCACTTGCTACTTGTTTTAATTGAGCAGGCATTGCCATCTGGATTGTTCTCCATTCCATCATGTCCATTTTGCCTTTTGAATATGCTTGAGTTAATTGTTCTAATGCACTTTCTTGAATTTGTGAACTTGCTCCACCTGCTAATATTGCATCATTTACTGCTAAAAATAAATCAGCACTCTTTTTTACATCACCATTTTTTGATGTAAATCTTTGAACTGCTAATGCTCCTGCGTCTAATGTTGTTGGTATTCCTTGTAAACCATCACTTAATTTTTTTATTGCTTGTTGACTGTCTTTTGCACTTATTCCTAAGTTACTCATAACCTTAGGAAAATTATTCATTGTATCAATTCTTTTTATAGCACCGTCCATACTATTTTTAATAGTATCAAGAGCTTTTGATATTAATTTTGTTATTCCTAATCCAGCAACTATATTTTTTACACTAGCTCCACCAGATTTTGTTTTGCTTTCAATGTCGTTTATACCTTTTTGATAACCTGATGTGTCTATTTTTGTGTCATAAGTTAAACTTCCTGCAACTGCCATCATATCACCTCTTTCATTTTAACATCTCGTATATTTTATCTCGCCTTAATTTATCTGCTAATTCTGTTTTTGTTAGAGGCAATTTATAATAATCTTTTAATTCTAATAAATCCTTATCTTTTCCTGTATAAGTTCTATACCCTTTTATCTTGTTAAATTCACAATCATTCGGTAAACATAACCACATGGCTTTGAACTTCCACCAATGAATATGTGCTATACTTAAATCCAAGCCGTAATTACGCCTAAATTCACCCCAGATATATAAATCATCGTGGTTGTATGAAAAAGCTCTTAAATGGACTTTATTTGATGTTTTTTTGGGTATTTCTTCATCTTCCTTACCACATCTATAAAACCATAAGAATTTATCTACTGCTTCTAATAATAAATTGTTGCGAATAATTTTAAAAAAAGCAGGATAGAAAGACTTTAAAGTGTCAACTATCACCTTTTTATCTCCCTGCTCCTGCATTTTTTCTTCAAATTCAATAAATATACGATAGTCTGTATTAATAATAAATTTCTCATTCTTTAAATAAACACTTCGAGGCAATTTATTATACATTCCTCTCATTTTAATATCTCCTATATCTATTGTTAAATTTTCTATTTCTCCTATAATCATTGCTGTACTTTTGGATATTATTAACAGTGTTTTCAACTGGCTTTAATACTTCTTCAGTATATTGTCTTATGATCCAGTTTAATACTTGAGTTTGTACATCTAAGCTCATTACTTCATATCCATCTTGTACACGCTTTTCATTTATTTTCTTTGTTGCATTTTCTCCTAATATATCATCAATTATTTTTTCAATTATTTTTTCATCTGTTTCAGCTTGTTTTTGTATTTCTTCTGTATTTATTTTTTCAATCTTATTACTTATTTTAAATTCTAAATCAAATATTTTTACTTCTATTTCTCTTTCAGTATCTTTATAAGATAATTCTCTCATTATAACCTCTCCATGTCTTATTTTTTAATTAAACTGTTGCTGTAAATGTTTTTGAACTTGTATCAAATGTTCCATCTACAAAATCACTAACACCTTTTAAACTACCATTAAATGTAATTTCTTCTCCTGGATTTGCAGTTTTACCACTTATTGATACAGTTTGAGTTTGTTTTCTTGCTTTGTAAACTGTTCCAGTAGAACCTACTTGGTTCCATAACTCAACTATATAATGAATAACTTGTGCGTCAGTTCCTGTTTTTCTATCTCTAAAAATAGAGTAAAAGTATTCTGACACTTCATCACCCTTTACTAAATCAGAAGTAATTGGGAATTCATCACCAAATCCTGTAACTTTTGTAGTTTTAGTTTTTTGATGAATATATTGTTTTTCACTTTCAGTTGGATTTGAGTTTTCATCTAATTGAGTAATTACTCCTCCAAGCACAACATTTGGAGTTTGAGCTGTTCCAATATCAAAATAATGTGCTTCATCATAAGTCATTACATCTTTCATATTTTAACCTTCCTTTCTTATATCAAAATATAATTGTAAAGAATAAACACTTACTGCTCCATCTTCACTTTCTTCATAAGTCAGTGCATTTGCACAACTTACATGTTTTACTATTTTATTATCATCCAATATAGGATAGTTTTGTTCTTTGTTTTGTTCTTCTAACCAATCACTAAAATCATCAAGCCAGTCAAGATTTATTAACCTGTCCTCGTTAATTTCACTTTGACTTTTTAATAAAAGCATATATTGATATTGCCTATACCATCCTGTGTCTGTTACATATTTTAATTCTAAGGGTTCAAAGCCTGTTCTTTGTAAAGCTAAATTCTTTGTATTATCAGTTAAACGTTCATTATGTATTTCTTCTATTATAGCAATTGCATTAATTGGATCATACGTTTGTAACCATTTATTTATCTTACTATCCATTGTTTAACCTCCTAGAATATTCAGCGACTTCATTTAATATAGTCTGACTTTTATCAGCTTTCATTCTTTCAAAAGGATATGTTCCTCTTTTTCCTACTCTTTTGTTTATCTTTGGTGAATAAGCTTGATAATGTGCATACTTTACATTTATCATTACTATTCCTTTTCCGTAAGTTCCAGCATTTCCTATTGATTTTTCTTGAGCTCCAGTTTTATATGATACATAATCTTCTAAATTAGTACCTACAGTCTTATCTAAAAAAAATTGTGTTTTATTTAGATTTTTATTAAACTGATTTACGAATGAACTACTATATTTCAATGTAAATTTACCAAACTTTTGGTCTTTAAATTTTACATTATGTAACGCCATTATCTACCACCTATTTTAATGTGATTAATTTCTTTAAAATCAATATCATTAAATATAAATGGTTCTACACTTGATACTTCAATTACAATTGATTTGCCATATTTTTCTCTCATTTCAGTTAATGGAGCTTTTATAATATTATCTGATACGCTTTTTAACACTATTATATCTCCTTTTTCACACTTCCAAGTATTATTATACCCTTCTATGTCAAAAACTCTTATCAGGGCTGTATCTGTGGTATTTACGCCTATGTTGTTTCTGTTTAAATATGATGTATTTCTTACGCTAGCTTTAATATTATATCTAATCCATTCATTTTCTTTATGATAAATAGTTATTTCTTGTAGTAAATCATCCATTATATCCACCTAATTAATTCTAATGGCAATCCATTTGTTATTTGTTTTATATCTCTTTTTATTTCATTTGAGTTTTTGTTATTAAAAGTTTTATGTACTCCATCAATAGTTATTGTGCTAACATTACCGTTTTTGCCACTATAACCCCCAGTGTTGTTTAGATAATCAACTAATTCACAAGTAACAAATTTCACTCTATCATCAATGTCATTTTCTTCAAGTTTTCTATTGACTGCCTTATCAATTTCATGACTAGCTTTTGGTAATAAAGAATTAAAGAGGTCAAATGATAAAGACCCTTGATAATAATTCTTATAATAATCATAGTCAGCATAATTTATCATTTAAACCTCTCCTTTCTTATTTATCCTCTTTCTTTAGTTTGAAATTATCTTTTTTTTCTTCAATCTTTTCTTCGATTTTTTCAAATCTATCAGGATAACCTAATAATTTTTCAATTCTTTCTTTTTCTTTTACATCAAGAATTATATTATCAATTTTATTCAATATTTTCATAAAAGCCTCCTTTTAACTATGCTTTTACTTGTATTCCTCTTAGAACACCTGCTTTTGTAGAGTTCTTTAATACTACACCTGCAACAAGTTCTACTTCACCATCTTTAACTGCTCCTGGAGCGTTTAAATCAGGCATAAATGATTGAATAACTTTTGAACCAGTTGGTGAAATACCATGGAATGCGTCTAATCCAATCTTAACTGCGTATAAATCAGTTTTGCCAGTGCTTCCATCAGTTGGAATAACATTTTGAGTAGTACTTCCATTGTAATATTTTCCAACATCAACCATTGGAATATCATTATAATATTCAACTACTCTTCCAAATTCATCTCTTTCTGATTTATGATATCCTGCTCTACGAGCTGCACTTCTCATCTTAGTTAGTAAATCCTCATTCATTAATAACATTGTTGGTTTATCAGCAAGTTTAGTTAAGAATGCGTCAACTTCGTCAAGTAATGCGTTGTATCCTGCATCCATTTTTGCACTTGTAGAAACATCTACTGCTGATGTAATTTCAGTTTCAGTACCAGTTAATATTTTATCAAGTCCATCAAATGTATTTACAACACCACTTCCTGAGCTTGCACTGTTACCATTAATTACTAAATTATGGAATTCATTTGAAGTTGCTTTAATTTTTTCTTCTGCTTGGAATCCTAATTCATCAACTGCTCCACTTGTTCCTATAAGAACACGGTCAATTTGAAATTTACCACCCATTATAATTGCTTTAGAATTTTTTTCTTCTCTTTTTGCCTCTCCTGGTGTATATTCACTATTTATTGTTCTTACACTTGCTGTAGAAGGTGTTTTTAATTGAATATAACCATATGATAATGTACTTCCTCCAGTTCCTGGTGAAATAGAATTGTCAAATACTAATTTATCAAGTAAATAACTTGAACGTCTAAATGTATCAATTACATTTTGGTCTACTTTGTCAGTCATTCCGACTTTTGCTTCTGCTAATGTAATCATTTTATCTCTCCTTTTCCTATTTTAATTCTTATACTTCCAAATATATCCTCCTGCTGTTTTTCTTTTATTATTACAACACTTTGATATATTTTGATAACATATTCCTAACAATTTGCTTGCCGTTTTTCCAGACTCATATTCTGCTAAGAATTTATTATCTTTACTAAATTGTAATACCGGGAACGATTTTGATAAACTAATCTTTCTTCTTGCTTCAGCAGAATGATGTTTACCATATAAAGGATGATTTTCTCCTTTAAATAATTTACTCAACTTTTCTTTTGTTGAATCTTTTAGTGGAGAGTTGTTCCCACCTTTTCTAATGTTATAACCATATTTTTTATTTGTAGAATTAAATTTATCAATATAGTACATTTCATAGAAATTTGCTTCTTCTAGTGTTAAATTTTCTTTTAATATAATATGTTCAAAATTAATCCAACCATATTTATTAATTGCTTTCCACATAATTTCACAAGTTTCATATCCTTTACCGTTTCTTTTCCAACGATATTCAGGTTTTTGATTTGTTTGTCCAATGTATACTTTACCGTTAATTTTATTTCTATGCATATATATGGTATACATTTCATCTCTCCTTTTCTTAATCATATTTTTCGTGTAGAGCCTCTATTAAACTTGATGGCTCTTTTTTAGTTGGTTCTTTGTGTTCCCCACTTAAATCAACTGTTTTTGTTTGCTTTTCTAAATTAAATAAATAACTATCACTTTCTTGTAATGATTTTATTTGTTCATCTAATCCTTTAATGTTTCCATCTTCAAGTGTTATTTTATCCATATCTAGCAAACCTTTGATGGCTTTTAAATTTTTAGCTTTTGAACTAATTAATGAGTTTTCAATTAATAAACCTTTCTTTGTTTCAAGTAATTGTTTATCATATTCTTCTTTTTGTGTTTTGTTCTTGTTTTCTAATTCACTAATTTTATTCTGCATTTCAGTAGCGTCAATCTTTTTTAATTCTTTTAAATCTTTATCACGCTCTTCAATTTGCTTTTTTAAGTTGTCATTTTCTGTTTGAAGAGTTGTTATCTTCTCTGAGTCAGTTTTTAACTCTTTCACTATTTCATGATGCTTATCTAAAATAGCATTAATTACCTCTTTATCAGTAATTCCTTTTTCTTCTAAAAATTCCCTAGTCATCTTTTCCATAAATTTCCTCCTCTACGATTTTGTCACAGTGTTTTCTCACCTATGATTATAGAATTTTACACCAAAATAATATCATAATTATATCAAACTGTCAAACAGCACGGTTATAACCAGCAACATACTCACGATCATAATCTCTTGTTAATTTTGTTTCTTTGATATACGAACGCATTTTAGCTTGTGCATTTAATAATTGTTTACTAGCTTTTGCTTCTTCTATACCTGTTTTTTTTGAAGCAATAACACTTTTTTTAGCATTTCTTATTGCTCTTTCTAATGCCCTTTGCTTTTGTGTTGCCTCATAATAAGGTATTTTTTCTCCTTTATATGTTACAGTTCTATTATTTGCTTCATCAATTTCTTTCTGTGTATATTGATTATTTTGAAATTCAATAAAAATTGGTTTTGCAACATGCTGACAGTTATATTCCTCTGTTAAATATTCATATTGTTTCCATTCTTCATTTGTAAAAGTTTGTCCATTAATAACTTGATGTGTATCACGGCAATTTGGAGATATATTTATTTGAACTCCTGTACTATTCATTTTATCTCCAGCTTTTTTGTATATTTCTCTATTCATATTATTAATTCTATAAAGTAAATCTTGTCTAACTGTAGCTTCAATACTTCTGTTTCTACCAATTTTATCTTTGAATGTTATGCCTTTTTTATATAAATCATCTGTCGTGTTTTTAAACCCCATGTCAAATGTTTCTTGCCCTGTTGATACTTGCTTATATACATTGCCCATCATATTAGTTATTTCTTTTCTTACACCTTTTGCCATGTCTATAGCAAGTTTATTCAAATTTTTATCAGTTATTTTCACATGCTCTTTTAATATTTTATTTCTTTCTTTTTCAATATTATATTCTTTACCTACTGCTTGTTCATTGTATAACTGTTTTAAATCTTTTTTATTTTGACTATTTGTTTGTCTTATTATTTTTAATGCTTCTTTGTATGTTTCTCTACCCACTTTGTATTGTAAATGTCTAAATTCAATTCTATTATATAGTTCTATTTGATTATTTTTTTGTAATGTTAATAATAATAATACCATTAATTCTATTTCTAATTCTTCATAGTTAGCAAGAACACCATTTTTATATGCTTCTTTATCATTCATTTAAAGCCTCCATTTTACAAAAAGCACTTTATAGTGCTATTCTATGTCATCTTCTTCAGTTGTTTCTATATTGCCTATATTTTGCTCATTTTCAATGTCTTGTAATTCTTTAATAGCTTCTTCTTCACTCATTTGATATACTTTCATTAAATATCTTTTTTTAGATATATATCCACTATCTACATCTTCACGCAATTTTTCTCTTGTTGTTTCATCATCTTCAAGGAATCCATCAACATCAGGAATATCTATATCTTGTGTTTCATCAATACTAGCATCTCCTAATATTTTTTCTGATAGCAATAATGCTTTACATATTCCTTGTAAATATTCAACTATTGATGATCTATTCTTTCTTCCATTAATTACAAAATCTTGTCTTGATAATACGGCTTCTGTTGCTGTTGTTATATTACCATTTTCAAATGAATAGTAATGTGTTCCATAACCAATTTTAAATGAATAATTATCTAATGCAAATTGAATACCTGATTTATTATCCCCAACTCTTAAATCTGGATTATATTCATATACATAAGGTTTTTCGTCACCGTTTGCAAGTATTCCATTGCTCATGTCAGTAAATAATTGCTTTTGAATATCAGTAGGATATATCACTCTTTTACGTGTTTTTATTTCACCATTTTCGTCAGTGTATTCTTCATCAACCAATCTTGTTAGCTTTTTATTTACTATTAATATTTTCTGACCTATTTTAAAATCCATACCAAAGTTATTGTATGTTAAATCAAGCATTTTTAATTGGTCTATACTATCCCCAAATATTGCCATTCCTAGTCCATTTGTACCGTCATAAACATTTTCTTTTTCTAATTTACCTATTGAGAATAATGGTTGTTGTGAAAGTGTGTTATAACTTTCTTCTATTCCTTCAATATTAATTTCAGAGCCGTCATCTTTTCTAAAATATTTATTAGTTATTTGATATCCTTTTTCTTGCAATTCATGTATTTCTAAATAAATTACATTTGTTTGTTGTCCATTAATTACCATTGTTGACTCACTTATAAATGCCATATCTATAAATTCTCCGTCATCAATTGTTAATGGTATTATTTGATTGGCTTTTAAATTAATTAATTGTCTTTTAGTTTTATTCCCTTTTTTTAAATAAGCAGTTTCTCCATCACTTACTATTTCAGCATTTTTTATTCTAACTAATGTTCCAACTGTTCCTGAATATCCAATTATTTCAATTGCTCCTGGTAATTTCTTCAACAATTTTGTTTCTGTTATTAATTCTTGTAATTTATTATCATTTTTTGTTGCTTTTATTTCATAAGGTTCACTTGTTAAAACGCTAGCTAAATCTTCACATGACCTTTTAGCCATTCCTAATGAATACATAGGATACGTTGTACCATCAACTGTTTTAACATTTAACCATTTTGCTTTTCCTTTCCATATATTTATCCATTGATTAATATATGTATAATATTGTGTTGATATATTACTATATCCTCGTTCTTCTAAATATTTTAATGCTATATCCATTTACTACCCTCCAATCCTTAGTAATTGCTTGTACCATCTTTCTACGCCATAATGGTATGCATCCAAAATATCTATATCAGAAGTTCCATCATCAAGCCATCTATCATCATCTGCTTCAGGATCTTGTGTAACTTCTTGCATTGCCTTTACAACAATATCTGTTTCATTTTTTACAAATTTAATTCTATCTTGCATAAACAATACACCTGTTAAGTGTATTCTACTTGGTATTTCAATTTTTATACTTGAATATATAGGAATTGTTAGTCCATTTCTTGACAATGCTTTCCTTAGAAATTCAATCAATTCAGGTTCAGCTCCATCACAGAAAACCCCTTCAATATCCCCCCATTTTTTTAATACATATTTTATATGTTCAATAAACCCTTTTTCAAGTCGCGCTAATACTTCACCAACTCCAAGAGTATCATTTACACTCTCACCATTTATTGTACAATCAACCTCATCACTTTTTAATACATCAACATAATCAAAATAATGTGATATTCTTTGACTACAAAACGCATGTGCAGAACCATTCTTTCCGAAGTCAACACCTGTAGTTATAAATCCACTACGAGCTTTATCTGTCATATATCTTGCTTTATTGTTTGCTATTTCACCAAATAATATACCTGCACTTGCTATTCTTTGCCCTAGTATATCTCTTTTATACCATATACTATTTTTATTATATGTTGATAAAACTTTTTTTAACTTATCATCTGTAACAGACATATTATCAAAAATATTAAAATGTCCATAATTATATCCATAACTTTTAATCTTAGATGCTTGCTCTTCATGGAATTTTAAAAAGTCAGTATAATACCAATGTGATGGTGACTTAGGGTTTAAATCATGAAATATTTTTCTATCATCACTTGATAATGTTCTATCCATTACTTCATTTAAAAAAGATGGGTGACACTCGTTAGCTTCTGTTACATATGCCATTCCGTATGTATTACCTTTTATACTTACATAATCGTTAGCCTTAGCTCCACCTGCAAATAATATTATTTTTTCACCACTGCAAGCTTTTACATATAAACATTCTTTGTTTTTATACTTACCTTCATGACATCTACCATAAAAGTAATTCATTATACCATATCCATCACAATCAATTATATTTAATTTAGCATTTGCTATTGAACTTCCAGCAACTAAATGTAATTTATTGCTATGATTTTCAAGTGCTATACAAAAAGCAAGTGAATTGATTACGTTTTTACCACCCCTTTTACCCTTAACCACCCTCAGCAACATTAAACCAACTATTTTGACATTTATGTAAATAATTTATCGTTTTCTTGTTAAATGGTGCATAAGAGTTCATAACATCACCTCACTTTTAATCATGCTTCTTTCATAAATGTTCCTTTTATAACTATTCATTTTATCACTTGTACTTCTATTTTTTTTAAATTTTCAAGTAAACATTTTAAATCTTCACTTCTGCATGTTATTGTAACTTTTGGTTCTTCTCCACTTACTTGTTCTATTTTATATTCAGTAATATATTTACCAATATCTTTTTCGTCTATTATAAAATTTGTTTTTGTCTTTTCATTATTAATTTTTATCATTTATACTATCTTCCGTTCTATCTTCTACTGGATTATTAATTAAATTTGCTATATTAATCATAGCACTTGCAACACTTGTTGAATCAATTTCATCAGGAAATCTTTCCCTTTGACCTAACTGTTGTTTACCTAACCATATCTGCATTGTTACATTACCTTTTTCAGCACTTTTCATTTGCCATCTTCTTAATGCTATTTTACCTTTACTGTTCTTTCTTTTATATACATCCGTAAATGTTTCACCATAAGTGTTTTTACACCATGCCTCTACTGTATCCTCACTAACATCAAAGAAGTCTGCTATCTCTATTAAGGTACACCATAGATTACATAACTTTTCAAATTCATCTTTTTTTATTTTATCTTGTGCTGGTGTGTGTCCTTTTAACATATAACACCTCCTATATTATTATTTTTGGTTAAAAATTAACATTTATATCTAGCCAATCATTTATAGCACTTCTAGTAAAATTAGACTGTCTACTCAGATTTACCCATTTTCCATTAACTCTTTCTTGGCTTCGATAATCATATAATCCTCTTTTATTTTTTGTAACTTTAAATCTTATATTACCTTTAACATAAGTTTTACCACTTTTTCCAGAGCTAGCTCCTCTGCCACCAAACATCTGTATATTAAGTCTCATTTTGTATCATCCTTTCTGTAACTTTATTTTCAAAATAAATTACTTCTATATCACCATAGTCATAATCTAATTCACCGCCATATACTAATATAGTACTAGGTTGTATTTCATTAATCATTGCGTCCATTCCATCTTTCCATATTTGAAAGGCTTCTTTATTTCGTTTTACTCCTATTGTTGAAACACTAACAATGCTTCCTTTTGGTATTCCTTTGAAAGCAAATTCAAATGTTTCTTTTTCAGCCCAAGACAATGTAGGAATGACCTTAATACCTTGAGATTGATAAAACTGTCCTATTTGTCTGCTTCTATATATATTCCATATCTTCATAGGCATTGGCATATCTAAATACAAACTAAAATCTGGGCTTAAAATACATTCATATTGGTTTAATACTTCTATATATTCCTGAGGATTATTCCATAATCTTTCAAACTGATAATCGTCTAAATAAAAATGTATCCCAGTATTTTTATTATCACTTGATTTTGCATAATTAAATCCTATTAAATCACTTGGTATACAGTTATCATTATTAATTATGGGCATTTGCCAAAAATCGTTTGATAAAGCTTTAAAATCTATTATATCCAGATTGTATGCGTCATTTGTTCTATGTCTTTCGTTTTCTTTGAATATGTCATCTGTTGTAAAATCTAAATCAAATCCAAAGTCTGACATATCAATATCTAAATCTTGTAATTCAATATTTAATAAATCATCATTCCAAGTAGCATATTCGCTAACTTTATTATCTGCTAATCTAAATGCTTTTATTTGCTCATCAGTTAAATCATCTGCATGAATTATTGGCACTTCGTTCATGCCTAATCTTTTAGCACTTTCTAATCTCGTATGTCCTGCAATTATTACATTGTTTTTATCTATTATAATTGGATTTTTAAAACCAAATTCTCTAATACTATTCATAACATAAGGTATTGCTTCTTCATTATGTCTAGGATTGTTTTGATAAGGTTTTATACTATTTATATCTACATATTCAATTTCTAATTTCATTATTAATCTTCTTTCTTTTCTTTTTTATCTGTTTGTAAATAATCTTTAACTTCTTTTCCTTCTTCTACATATCCTTTATAATATAATTCTTCATATCTTGCTCTATCAGATGTAAAAATATCTTCTCCTGCTTTGTAAAATTTCATATTGTCTTTAGAGTCATTAAAATTTACTTTTACTTTCCCTGACATCTTGTAATTTCTCATATTCTTTACCTCCTTTATATTAATTTTATCATGATTTTTTAATATTACCAAATGCTTGTTATTTAAGCCTTTTTAATACATATAAAAATTCAAAGTCATTCATATATTCCCATATCTTATCTTTTTTCCATTCTTCAAAGTTAAAACTATATATTATGTTTCTTACTTCCCTGATATATAATACTTTATCATGTAATTCATAATAAGAAAAAGAGCGTACTTTCTCCTTGTAGCTCTTTTTTATTTCTTTTAAATTATTAACAACTTCTTTAAAATTCCAATCCTTTTTTATTTCCATAGCCTTTTACCCTTTTGATTTATTATATCATACTTTATAAAAAAAAGATAGGGGGAATTGTTCCTATCACAAAAAATAAAAGTGTCTTTACCTAGTAATAGTTATGATGCTATTACCAACTAAAGTATAACATATTATTTTCTTTTTTGCAAATCCTTATCTCTATCATATATTCTTTCATAATGTGGTCTTAATACCTCAATAATTGTATAATCATCATTGTAAATATGATTTAAATCATCATCATAAAATTTTAATAGTGTCCAATAATATTGTGCATATAATACTGCTTTCTCACCGTTTTTATATATTAATACATCATTTGGTAATATATCTCTTTTTGGTGGTTTCATCATTGATCTTATCATTTCATAGTTATATATATTACTTTCCATTGTTATCATCCTCCAACAATTTGTATATTTCTTTAACTCTTATTGCAAATAATTGTATTGTAAAATAATTTTTCCCAGTTTCTTTTTCTAATTTTTCCATTTTAATTAAATCATCTAACAATAGTTTGGTTTTTTCTTTTACTAATTCGTTCATATAAATTATCTATCTCCTTTTTAAATTTTATTAAATATTCTCTCCATTCTTCTAACGGTTCACTTGCTTCTTGATGAAATTCTTTTAATAACTTACAAACCATTAAATCAGCAGTTAATTCTCTCAATGTTTTATTTATATATACTTCTCTTTGCAAATCATTAAATTTTTTTTCTTTTTCATATTCACAAATGTTATTTTCTTTCATTGTTATCTCCTTTGTTTAATATGTTTAATAAATCTACTATAGTATCATAATCCATATCAGCACCATTTTCACCTGCTTCAAATAACCATTCATTTATAAATTCTATAGCTTCTTTTCTTATACTTTCTAATTGTTCTACTTTTTGTTGTAAATGTTTTATTCCTTCTAACATAGGCATTGGAATTTCATCGCAAGTAATAAATTCATTTTCATTAATATAATAAACTAATTCTCCATCATCTATATACAATATTTCTTCACTCATATTTACTTATTCTCCTTTGTTTAATATGTTTAATAAATTTTTTAATTCATTATGTGTAGTACACTTAGTATGAGGATAACTTTGCCAATCTTTTACATACACTATAGCTTCTTTTCTTATGTTTTCTAATTCTATTTTATTTTTTACTGCTATATCTAAATCTTTTAATGTACTTTCATATAAATGTATATATTTATCTCTTTCATCGGCAATTTTCATTATTGCATAAAATATATTTCTTGTTTTTTCTGGTAATTCTTCTACTCTTTTTTCATCAAATTGTCTTAATACTTCAATTAACTCTTCTTCACTCACAATTCCATTCTCCTTACTTATTACCCCAATATCTTATTTCACCATTATTATCTTTATATACTTGTCCTTTATCTATTGCGTAGTCATGTTTAGTATCAATTATATCTAGATTATTATTTATAACTAAATTAACTATTTTTGTATTTTCTTCATAAACAATAATGTCATATCCTAAAATTATTTTTATTGCTAATTTAATTCTATTTAACATATTTACTTATTCTCCTTTAATGCTTTTAGTTTATCCAACATATCTAAAAAGCACACTTTCTCGGCTTCATATCTATCTCTGTCAATTTCTGACAATATTTTTGAATCTATTGCTTTATCATAATCTATAATTTCTTCATTACAATACTTTTCTAATTCATCAATTATATTATTTAATCTATCTATTTCTACCTTAGAATATACTACTTCATTTTTTAATTTTTGATTATCCTCTACTATTTCATCAATTGCATTTCTATCTCCTACATATACCATTTGTAATTTACCTATAAATTCTTCTTTATTCACAATTCCATCCTCCATCTACATAACATTCTTCTTTCTTTATTTCTTCATCACAATTTGCTTCTTGTACTTTTATATAAACATATCCAAATACAAATCCTAATACCATAGATAATAATATCACACTAATTAATTTAATATCTTTTTTCATACTACATCCACCAACTAACCTCTCGTAATTCCCTTCTTATTTCTTCTTCTTTTTTCTTTTCTTTATCCTTTGTATCATCATATTTTTTTAGTTTATTATTTTTTATGTATGTTAATACATTTTGTTTTCCTTTTACTTCTATTTTTTTAGTATCAATATCTCTATATTCAATAATTAAATAATATTCATTATCTTTTTTTATTGCCCTATACTTGACACCATTTTTATCTATAAGTATCATATTATTCTCTAACTCTTTCTAGCCTATATCTTCGGCAACGTAATTGATGGTTACATATAGCAGAATCAATTGACTTTCTAGTAGTATTAAAAAACTTTGAGCACTTATCACTATTATTAAATATAGCAATTAATCTATCATTATCTTTTGTATCATATACACATATAAAACTTTTAGTATCATCATTGTCTGTATGAAATATAGTAAATAATAAATTTTTATAGTTTTTTACTAAATCGCTTATCACACTATACCTCCTCTATTTCTAATATTACTTTGTTTTTGTCTGCATATTCAAATGTATCTGTAAATGCTGTTACACATTTTCTATTATCATCTTTTAATTTATTCATTTTTACCATAGCGTCAAGTATAAACTTTTTTGAAAATGCTATATTATCTAAATCTCTCTTTTTATTGCCTTCTACCCAATGAAAATGAATTTTAATAGGATTATTCCATCTTGGCATTTTCATTAAATAGAAGCCTATTTCTCGCTCTATATCAGCCTTATATTTTCCTGCTTTAAATTTATTTGTTCTACATACATTCACATATTCATTTAGAGTGATGGAAGTTTCATATCTATTGTGTATTTTTGTACTTCCATTTGTAACCACCTGCCTTTCTTAATTTGTTCCTACAACATTTTATTATTCCTGAACTATCAATTTTTAATTTTTTCATGGCATCACTTGATGAAGACCATTCTCTAATAAAATTATCATTTAAATCATATTGAAGTACAGGTATTTTATTATTTATATATTTTCTAGCAATAATTAAATTTCTTTTTGATGTTTCTCTTATTTTTTCCTTTAATCCATGTTTCCACGCGTGAATCTCATTTTCTTGTCTTGTACACCATTCTAAATTATCCATTCTGTTGTTTAACTTGTTTCCATCTATATGATTAATCATTGGTTTATTTTCTAAGTTAGGAATAAATGTTTCAGCAACAAGTCTATGAACATAATATGTTTTATATTTTTCATTTAATTTAAGACTTATAACTTTGTAGCAAGACCATACACTTGATTTTATATCTTTTCCATTTCTTTTTATGTTTCCATGCGTGGATATTGTATATTCTTTACTATTTCTTATATTTTTCCATATTTCTTTCATAAATTTGTTCCTCCATTAATATTTCGCTTGGACTTCTAACTTCAATACCTTGTTGAATCGCCTCATGTACAAGCCCATCAAGTAATATTGCAAATTCATCTGTTTTTAATTCATGACTCGGTGTATACACATGATAAACTGTGAACTTTTTTCCATTCTTAATTATAGTTGATTTTTTTTCATAATATTCTATACCTCGTATCTCTGTTTCTTCAGGTACCATCATTTCATAAGCAACACTATAATTTTTTAACATATCAAAGTGTATCTCTCTCCAACCTTTTTTTAACTTCTTTGCAAGTTCATTAAGTAATTTCCAATACTTATCATTTTGTTTTTTATTTCTTTGTTCTTTATGTACTTTTACATCAAATATATCTGCTTCTGACTCTAATAGCCAGTTAATACATTGATTTTTACTACCTGTCATTTTACAACCCTTATAGTTCTGTTTTTATATTTTTCAAATGTTATATATCCTTTTCTTTCTAGTATATTTAAACTGCATTGAATAGCTCCTACACTTTTATTTAATATTTCACATATTTCATAAATAGTAGGAGAATAACCATTCTCCATTTTATATTTTACTATTGTATTATATACATCTGCTTGTTTTTGTGTTAATCCTTCTGTCATTATTTCCTCCTCTAATCTATATATTCCCAATAAAATCCACCTGCTGTTTTTATTCTACCATTACAAACATCTCTAATATTACTAGCATTTATTCTAATTCCTTTGTTTTTTAATTCTTTTTCAGCGTCAACACTACATTCATAAGTTTTAATATAGTTGCCATTTTTATCAAACTGTTTTACTTTTTTTGCTCTTATTCTATTTTCATACGAATTATATTTCATATTTATTAAATTTAATCTTACAGCTTCATCAAAATTATGTTTATGATCACACCATTCTAAATTATCTACTCTATTATTTAATTTATTACCATCTATATGATTTACTATGTTTTTACCTTTTTCTTGTTCTAAAAAAGTTATTGCTATTAATCTATGGGCACTATATTTCTTATTATTTAAAGACACTGTTAAATACCCTGTATTTTGAACCCATCCTTTTAAAATTTTGCCTTTATATTTATGAACAATTAATTTACCATTTACCCCTTTTTGCATAATTTTATGGTCTAAGCTTCTAATTTTTCCTAAATTACTTGCTTGATATAATCCTTCATAGTTTGGTATATCTTTCCATATTTCAATCAAGGAATTGGTCATTTATCTCTATCTCCTCTGCAAACTCCTGAAAAACACTTGTATTATCTTGTTTTTTTACTTCTT